CGAGCTGCCCCTCGACGCCTTCCTCGCCGCCGCCGCCGATGCCGAAAAAGCGTGACACCCTCGTCGCCGTCTGGGACGCGTCGGCCGCCACCGACGCCCATGGCCGCGTTGTGCCCGTCGAGGTCGCAGTCGCGCTCGTGCGCCTCGGTGACGAGCCGGACGTCGTGGCCGCCGACCGCTGGCCCGTGCGCGTGCCCTACTACGATTACACCGACGAGATTGCCCGTCTGCACGCGCATCACGGGGTTACCCGGTATAACGTCCGCCAGTGCCTCGACCTCGCGCAACTCCGTGAAGAGCTGCTCCGCTCGCCCTACGGTCCGGGGCAGGCCTCGCGCCACACGGCCTACGAGAAGCGGCGCGTGTTCGGCCTCCTGCGCGAGGCTCTGCGGCTGCCGCTGGCACCCGAAGGCGAGTGCATACAGTCCGTCGCAGCCCACGTGGCCCATCATCGCGACCGGCACTACTCTCTCGCGGACGCGGCGAAATGGGCGCGCATCCCGTGTGACGCTCGGGCGCTCGGGCACGCGGGCGGTCGGGTCGGGGTCGCGGCCCAGCTCCTTCTTCACCTGACCACTCGGGAGTAGGTATGGATCCATACACCCGAGGTGAGACCGCGCAGGGCGTGATTGAGCTCATCCCGGACGCGTTGCACGTGCTCAGGCGCGTACTTGACGGCGGACCGATGGGTGCCGAGGCTTGCCGCACGGCGCGGTGGGTTGTCGAAAAAGCGTTAGACGTGCTCAGTGACGAGGGCGAGAGTGCCGATGTGCTCGAGCTTCGCGCAGTGCTGGAGGCGGTGCGAAAATGACTTTCGTCCCCGCATCAGTGCCGAAGGCAATGCGTGAGGATGTGGCCGCTCTTCTGAGCGACCAGAAAAGCTTCTTTTCCCTGCTCAAGATCCAGCACAAGACGTCGAAGCAGCAGGTACCCTTTGCGCCGAATGACGCGCAGTGGCGCTTTCTCGAACTTCTCAAGTCTGGGCACAAGCGCATCATCGTGGTCAAAGCGCGTCAGGTGGGTATCTCGACCGCCATGCGCGCCGAGGGGATGCGACAGGCGTACATCGCTCACGACCCCGACGTGCACGCTGTTCTCAGCTTTCACGAGCGAAGCGCCAAGTACCTGCGCGCTCAAGACCAGCGATGGGTAAGGGGATTGCCTGCTCTCTTGAAGAGAAAGATGGCGACGGACAACGTCACCGACATGCGCTACGCCGACACTGGCGCAGGGGTCTCCGCGTACACAACCGGCGGCAGAGGCGGCACAAGATCTTTTGCCTTCAACTCAGCGCACTTGTCCGAGTTCGCGTTCTACGCCGACGCCGACGAGAACCTCGCCCAGGTCGACGCAACCGTCGGCGCGACTGGCGTGATTGTGGTCGAATCCACGGTCAACGTGCCGGGCGACGCGTTCCACCGGCTTGTCGCGGGTGCGCCGCAGAACGGGTGGGAGCTGTACACGTATTGGTGGTGGGAGTACCCCGACTACACTCTCGGCGACTTGCCGGAGTTCGAGATCTCGCCGGAAGAGGCAGTCGAGAAAGAGCGCTACGGGCTCACCTTCGGGCAGCTCGCGTGGCGGCGCGAACGCATTGCGACCTTGACACTGCCGAAGTTCCGGCGCGAGTACCCGGCGTGTATGGATGATTGTTTCATTTTGCGTGCTGGCGGGTACTACGACTACGACGCGCTGCAGGGCATCACGGCCGTGCCGTACTCCGTCAGCCAGCCCTACCACCTCGAGCTGGAGGCACCTGTTCACGGGGACAACTACGTGCTTGGCGCGGACCCGTCAGGTGGCGTCGGGATGGACTACTCCACGATCTGCGTGGTCTCGGTATCTACGCGGCAACCTGTATACGTGTACAGGAACAACGCCATCGCGCCCGCTCAGTTCGCGCAAAAAATCGCTGAAGTGGCCTCCCGATACCAGCAGGCGCTGGTGCTCTGCGAGAGCAACAACCACGGCCACGCCGTGCTTCTCGAGCTCCACCACTGTCGCTACCACAACCTCTGGCAGCGCGCAGGCAAGCCCTGGGTGACGACGCAGAGCTCAAAGCTCGAGGCCTTTGAGGCGCTGCGCGACGCTCTGCCGAGCATCACCACGCTCGATCAGGCCACGCTAAGCGAGCTCAAGTCACTTTCGATCCCAGCGGGCAAAATCACACCGTCTGCGCCCGACGGGATGCACGACGACTCCGCGATGGCTGCGGCTCTCGCCTACCGGTGTTACGCTGACGTGCCAGCGCACCTGCGTAACCGCCCTACCGCCCGCCAACCGCACGGCGTCACCGCGGCCCAAGTGCTCGCAGCCGGCCGGCGCAACCGTCTCTCCCCGGGAGGCCCCTAATGCTGCAGCCACGTCAGGTAGCGCGAATCGTCGAAAACCACGACAACTACTGGTCCGGGCGTCGCGCAGAGCTCAAGTCGTGGCACGACGTCTATATGACGCGCTTCTGGGCGGGCTCGATGCACGCCAAGGCGCGCAACTACGTCGAGGTCGCTAAGGCCTTCGCGGTCGTCGAGAGCTACCTGGGCGCGCTGTACGCCAAAAACCCGTCCGTGGTCGTACAGCCAGACCTACGCGCTACGGGCAACCCGCCCGCAGCCCAGGCGGTCGCCAACCACTTCCTGCTGCGCACGCGCGAGCAGATCGAAGACGCGACCCGTCTCGCCCTCATCTTCCCGAGTAGTGCGCTGAAGCTGGCGCCTGTCGAAGACATCGACCCACTGCGGCGAATCGCCATCATGGCCATCCCGCCGTGGGAGCTGGTACTCGACCGCTCGGCACCCGAGTGGAGCCGCCAGCGCTACGTCGGCCACAGCTACCAGATGCCTCTCGCTGAGGCACGGATGCGCTACTCCCGCCCGGCGAACGCCTTTGTCCCGCGGGCCTTCCAGAAGTGGCTTGACGTCGAAGACGGGCCCTACCAGAGCCAGGGCCGCTACGGGGAGGTCGCTGACGAGCGCGACTGGGTGCGCGTAGTGGAGATGTACGACCTCATCGCAGACCGGCTGCTCGTCTGGTCGCCCGACTACGCGAACGGAGACAAGTATCTTTTCCGCGGTGTGCGCGTGCAGAAGGGCGCTCTGGACGCGGAAGCTGGCGTCGATGAGCAGGAGGAGATGGAGGTCGAGACCGTCACTACTGGAATTCCGTTCAGAACGAGCTCGAACCGGCCCATCGTTCCAATCGTGCCGATGTACTTTGCGCGAGACCCGAGTTGCCCGCTCGACGGCTATTCGCTTGTCGGGCGCATTTACGACCAGTTGCGCGAGCTCAACGTGTTCCGGTCGTACACCGCGCGTGGTGTGCGGCGCATGGCCCGCCAGTGGCTCGTCCGCAAGGGTCTCCTCGACGAAGAGGCTGTCGCGAAGATCAACGAGGGCCGCGACGGGGAGATGATCGAAATCGACCTCCCTCCCGGCGCTGAGCTCACGGGCGCGATGATTCCGGTGCCGTCGGAGCCTATCCCTGGAGACATCACCGCCTACCAGGGGCTCGTAGAGGCCGACATCCAGGCGAGCGGGGTCAACGCGCCCTTCGTGAGCGGCGAGGTCACGGGCGTCACCGCCACCGAAAACAGGCTGCTGGCCGAGTACACCGCAAGTCAGCTCGGCCGGATGGTCCGCGCTCGCGATGCAGTGATTGCTGAAATTGCTAAGGTGTACAACGTGATGCTCGCAGTCACCCTGGCCGACGAGGGTGAGCCCCTCGTGCTGCCCAACGTCGGCCCCATCGTGCTCACGGCCCAAGACCTTGAGGCCGACTACACCTACTGGGCCGCCGACGCGGGCAGCAGCCCGATGGCCGACCAGGCGAAACGGGACGAGATGACGCAGCTGGTCCCGCTCCTGCTACAGCTCGGTGTTGCGCCGGAATCACTGCGGTCAGAGATGATCCGGATGTACGGCCTGCCCGAGACCCTGCTGCTGCCCCCAGAAGCCCCGCCGAGCGCGGAGGAGGTACCCAATGCCGAAGTCCCCGGAAATGGAATTGATGCAGGTGGCCCGACAGCGGGACCGGGCGATGGAGGCGTCGATGGCCTCTGAGATGCCCGAGTCGCGCGTCGCCTATTCGCCAGGTGTTTTGCGCGACCTGACCAAGGCGCTCAACGCGGTGCTGCCGATGTTCTCAACAACAATCGAGATGATTGAGGTGCCGCAGGGCGACGTGCGCGTGTTGCCGCCGGAGATGGTCCGGTACCTCGCGATGGTGCAGCAGGCGGCCACGGACTACGGCCTCAAGCTGATGCCGCTCGAAAAGCTGCGCAGCGAAGACGCTCTGACCGCGCTCGCGGGCCAGCTTCTCGCCCTCGCCAAAGACGAGAACTTCCGCGACTACCTCGACGCCACTGAAGGCGAGGAGATGGGCGAGGAGATGGGCGAAGAGATGGGCGAAGAGATGGGCGAAGAGATGGGCGAAGAGATGGGCGAAGAGATGGGCGAAGAGATGGGCGAGGAGATGGGCGAGGAGATGGGCGGGGAAGAGCCCATCACCTACGACCAGGAAGACGACGGCGACTACGAGTCGCCCGAGATGATGATGGAGCCTGAGCCCGAGAAGCCCCGTGACCTGCGCGAACTGATGCGCCGTCGCGGCCGTTGATCCACGGACCACCCAAACAGGAGTCCCCCATGACGTTGCAAGCACCTGCCGCAGACACTTCCGTGACGCCCGAGGGAACGCCCGAAGGCACGACCGAGGCCGCGTACACCCCGCCTCCTGCTGAGACCCGGTCCGCGCTCGAGATCTTGCGAGCCGCCAAGGAGCAGGAGAAGGGGGAAGTGTCGACGCCCCCAGCGCCCGCCCCCGCACCCGCTCCGGCGCCTGCGGCCAAGCTCTCGTGGGACGCGGAGGTCGCCAAGCTGCCCGCCGAACTGCAGACCCTCGCTCGGTCGCTGCAGTCGGACTACACGCGCAAGACCCAGGCTATCGCGGCCGAGAAGAAGCAGCTGACGCAGCTCAAGAGCGAGCTGGAGCAGCTCAAAACCTCCCTCGCTCCCGCGCCGAAGCCCGCCCAGCCCGCGCCGACTACGTACGACACTTGGGACCCCGACTCGGTCGAGGCCTATGTGCGGGGGCACGTCGACCGCACGGCCGAACTGGAGCGCGAAC